CCACAAGGGGCGAAAGTTATCAATGAACTTGGAAATGCCGTCCAAAAACTTAATTTGCCGCTCACCGCCGAGAACTCCGCCGCCGCCTCCGCCGCCGCCTCCGCCGACACCTCCGCCGACACCTCCACTCCCGCCGCCGCCGACACCACCTCCACAGAAACACCAGCCCAAATGTTGAATATTAATAACGAACCTGGCTCTGACCCTGTTGAAACCCCTGACGCAGATAAAAAATATATCTATAAAACTAAAGAAGAAGTTGATAAAGCGAGAAAAGACCAAGGTATGGACCCACTGCCCGTGGTCGGCGGTCGCCGCACCCGCAGACGCAACAAGAAGAGCGGCAAGAAGAGCCGTCGCCAATCCAAGAAGGGCGGCAAGAAGCACCGCAATACCGGCAGCAAAAAGAGCAAGAAGTCTCGTAGATATAGCAGCCGCAAGTAAATGTTCGTATTATCATTATTTTTAGCAAGAAGATTTCGCAAAAAATAATGGCAAAAACCCGAGAGTTTAGTAGCGACGACGACGGGTGCGGCGTTTGGTGGAAGCGGGGTGGCGGCGGGAGCGATTTTTCTTACCGCCCCTTTTCGGACCTTTTGATTTACTTAAGCTTTTTTTTTTTAGTCGTTCATCTAGTTCTCGTCGTCGTGTTGTGGTCGTTCCTGCCCATGTAGAATAAATACTTTCTGCTGGTGTTACCGATTGTAACGATGATACTGGTCGTATGAGTTTTAGTATGTCTCGAATAAATCGGTTCTCTTTGTATTTCGTTTCTAAAAAGTTATAATATCGTTCATATGGTTCTTTACGATTTTCAACGTTGAGTGAACATTCTTCAGCACCAGAAATAAAATCATCAGGACTATACCAATCATCACTAATACTGTTAATACCCCACATATAAGATGAAAGCAAACGATTTATAGAAAAAGTTGTAAACATTGAGAGACCTACACTAGAAAGCATTGTATATATTTGTAGACATGATTCGAATATATTATTCACTATATGATAAGAAACATTATCATCTGTATAATAAAAAAATTGACAAATAGGCGCACTAATAATACCATGACTATTATCTAATCCGTCCAAAGCAGCTTTAAGCTCGGTATACGGATCATTGTTGTGGATTTGTATATTTACCCAATTCATACACACTAATGTAAATTCTAAAGCATAAAAACTAGGTATAGGTATATATTCTGATAACGATTTTATTTTTAATTTTATTTTTAATGATGGCCATATAAATAGTTTTCGAATTGCTTCACGAATCGTGGGAAACCCGACATCTTTATATGTTAGTAATAAAAATTGTAATATACTATGATAATAAGTGTTTCGTTGAATTCTTTTGACATTACGATTAAAAACTATGTGGATTATACCACTCGGTTCGTGTGTTAGTTCATGAGTATCCTGATTAAACATCTCGATGATACCGTCTACTACATCTTCAGTATGTTTGGGGCTGCCTTTCTTGACATGTTCTTCGTATAGTGTGAGTGTTAGTGTATCATGCCTACTCATACAATAATTTGTATTCCTATATATTCATAATATTTAATACCGGCATCGTCTTCTGGAACTTCGTTTACAGGTTTGACGGCGCCGGCGAGTATATCGTTTTTTTATGATTGTTTGTGGTTTTCTGCCACCGCGTCCTCTTCTACTATCAGGAGGATAATGATGATGACGATGATGATTATCGCCTGTATTGTCCTGAGAGTGATCAAAAAAGTAGGCATGACCTGGGTCATTGATATTGTGGCATTTACGACCGTAACGACAGGGTTTTTTATTTTGTGTTTTTTTTACAATTACGGGTGATATTTTACTTTTACTTTTACTTGGTTTTGTAGGCAAATGTTGAAACAATGGTGAAGGTAACCGTGACGGTTCGCGTGCTGAGTATGCTGGTATATATGCGGATGAGTCCGATACTCTTTCTTTATATTGAAGTTCATTAAGAACATTTTGTAAGATTGTATTTGTATCACCACCTTTTAAGATTGTATCCTTATATTTAAGGGAACATGACGATACGAATGTTTGGATTTGTCTTTTATATGTTTTCTTATTATTATCATCCGTCAGTTTGGCATTCATCAAATCACAAAAGCGAATTAATCGGGTTATTTCTTCATCCTTCCTATGAGGAGAATGTACAGAGAAGACACCAGGATAACTACGAAACGTATCAATAAAGCTTTTTTCATTCGCCATACATTTTATAAATTCACTGACAATATCAGTCATTAATGTATCGTCGATAACAATATCGAGTAATAAAACTGCTACTCTAAACAACATACATTCTGGTGGTGTATCATTTAAATCTTCAGAATTATATTTTTGAAAATATGCCAAACGAATTTCTTTTGGTAACTTATTAAAATAAGTATTTTCTTCCGTTTTCGGGTCATTCATAATAATTATTTGCTTACTATCGTAACTCATCCCAAACAATAATAAAACTATATATATTCATACTATTAAATGTCCGCCCCTGACTCCCCCTCTCTCCCCGAGACCGTCGCCATTCTCTCGGAGATATGGAATTCAAACGCCGCCATCCCTGGCAACGAACACATTCTCGAGAGAATTCACCACTACATAAAAACCCAGCTCCCGCAATCCATCAAAAACTACCAGACCGCTCACGCTGAACGCGAAACACGCAAGAAATCTCTCGAACTCGTCGCCGATGAAATCACCGAGACCTTCCTAAATCGAACCAAATATTTCTATTCACTACAGTCCGAATTGTATTTCACATACAATAATCAAGTCCGGTATTCGCTAATAAATGAGGACGAGATTCATCACAGGATACTGGCGTTCACTTCTTCTGCGTCGGCCGCACCCAACGTGTTTGGTGTTTCCTCTGCGATTTGCCTTAATGATTTCGCGGTCGACGCTGCGAGTAGCACACACATCAGCACAAGCATTAAATACAAAATCAAGAACCGTATCATCAAAAGTATCCAGTCTCGCGATATTCTCTCGTCCATCCCCGAATCGTGCACCATCCAGAATGTGATAAGCCACATTTACCCGGCTCTCTTCAGCACCCGCGACCACGCAAAATATTTCCTGACAATTCTCGGCGATGTCCTCCTAAAGAAAACTACACCCCTCATTTATTTCATTCCGCCCATCGCCAAAGAATTCATCAGAGACCTCGGTGGCGAGTGTTATGCCTTGTTCGGGTCGACTGCGGCGTCTTTCAATACAGCATTCAAGTTCAAATATTACGAGCATCAGTATAAGGATTGTCGGCTCGTAGATATTCAGAGCCAGTCAGCAGCAGCAGCAGCAGCTCACGGACACACACCTGCTTCTAGTGCCTTTCTTCGTCTCTTACATATGCCCGAACTAAAGTCATCGATAATCGACCTGTTTTGTGTAGCTGCTCATTATTCGCACAGGTTCGGTAGTGCCGACGACTTCTTGCGTCTTCACTGTAAGACACCCGAGGTCGTTAATCACGCGTGGTATTTACGCGACCGCACTGACCAGCAAATCATCCACGAGTTTATGGAGTATGCTACTGAACCCGCGTCGTCTGACCACGAGATTTCGATGACGGATATGTTGTATTTATGGAAGATGTATCTCTCGGAGTTTCGATTACCGAGTGTGTTTTTTGCCGCGTCATTGCGTTCGAAATTATCGGCTGCGACCACGACCACGACCACGACCACGACCACGACCGCCCCTGCCCCTGCCCCTGCCGCACTCGACACCATCCCGAACCGCACGAGTAAATACCTCCCCACCGTGAGCAAGTTCCGCCAATTTTGGAGCGAGTATTGTTATACGGATGACCGCGAAATCGAGCTGGAAATCGACGAGCTTTCGACCTTATTCAATGAATACGCCGCGTCCCCTCCCGTAAACGACGCAACCTTGCTCGGGATGCTCCGCCACTTTTACCCCGACACCTATATCGAGGATGATAAATATATACTAAATGTCGGTTGTAAATTATGGAACAAACCCGACGAAATCGACGAATATTTACTCGAGTTCAAGCAGCAGTGTCTTACAAACGGTCTTTCCTTTCCGCAGCCACTTTACAATGCGTATGAGTATTATTGTGGGCGCTGTTATGCTACAGCAAAGCGGCGTATTATAAGCAAGCGGTATTTTGAAAAGTATTTCATAGAAGAATATCCGAATTACATCGATGAAAATGGAATGATTACGATTCAGTGGTGGGGGGAGGCGACGGACGATGCCGCGATGATGTCGTAATCTCATAAAAGTTATACAGAATACCCCGAGTTTCGTCCATCAATTCGGGGTGAAACATTACGCCATATACACGATTTTTCACGAATTCAAAAGCACACGCGTGTCGTCGGCCATCCCGGAATTTTGTAATCCAGGCAATCTCTCGGATACTCGGCGGCGACGGCGGCGACACCGGAAGGTCGTGGAAGTAGAACTGTGCGTGTTTGCCGCCACCGCCAAGAAGTCGGTTCGCTGAGGAGAGATTTACATCGTGAACACCGCGGTATAATGTATCATACGACCGAAGTGACCCACCGTAATAGAGCATAAGAAACTGACAACCGTGGCATATACCTAATACAGGCAACGCGGGAAAATGAAATAAGTAATATAATTCAAGGTCGAGTTGGCGTTGTAGAACAAACGGCTTCACCCGAAAACGAGCACCAGGAAGTATCAACCCGCGAATATCGGTGCGTTTGATGATTGCCGGGTCACACCGCCGAGAGACGAGATACGGTATCTCTCTGGCATCGAGAGATTGAAATAATTCGTCTAGTTTATTCGCGTGATTTGGAGTTTCCCGCGTGATGATGAGTATCATTATTGTATATACTCTCGACATTATTATCTCTTGTCTTACAGGCGTGCCGAATACGCCGACCCATACCGGCTCACGCTCCCGCTACCGCCCTCGAGTTTCACCACCCGCCCGCTTTCGATATATATTTTCACCGGAAATGTCGCAGCAAACTCCGAGTCGTGCGTAACGACAATGAGCGTGGTCTTCTTCGACATTTCATCAATCATCTGTGTGACATACTTCTTGTGAAACGCGTCAACTGCCGCGGTTGGTTCATCCATAATCGTAATTGGCTTGTTACTTAAATAACTGCGCAATAAGTAGATAATTTGCCGCTGACCGCCACTGAGGTTCTCGCCTCTCGCCCCCGCCATCGTGTCGAGACCCTGCGGCAATTTCTTAAACACATTCATTATCTTAAGTTTGTTGAGTATATTGACGACTTCTTCTCTCGGCGTGTTGGTCGCATAGCAGATATTATCAATCACAGAACGGTTAAACAGCACAACTTTCTGTGATACAATCGATAGCTTACTTCGCAGGTATTCGCGGTCGATATTTCGAATATCCTCCCCGTCGAATAAAATCTGTCCCTCCGTCGGCTTGAAAAACCCAGAGAGTAGTTTGATGATGGTCGATTTCCCGCTACCGTTTGTTCCAATCACAGCAACCCGGTCAAGTGGTTTTATTTTAAAAGAGACATTGTCGAGTGTTTTTTTCCTCTCGTCGGTCGACGCCGCTGCCTCCGCCGCTGCCCCTTCCGCCGCCGCCGCCCCCTCCGCCGCTGCCTTCTTCTCGTATTCAAACGACACATTTTTGAATTCAATATGCCCGGTGATGGGTATATCGGTTTTACGACCTGTCGCGTCCTCCTTATCCACGAGAAGTTTGCGAATATTGGTTTCATTTTCAGCCAGCTTTCCATATTCAGCGATGACGCGAATACTTCCTTGCGACGACGTCTTGATATACCGAACAAAAAACAACATTATAATGATAATCTTTATGGTCAAAAGACTGTCGATAGTTTTGGATTTATACATACGAAGGATGACATATACATACGCGACCAAGATACAAATAATAAGGAATGATAACACGAAGCCTCCTTTTGATGATGACCATAATTGGTTTTCGTGAGCACGGTCATATATATCGTGTCTCGTGGTGAGGTATTCTTTTTCGTCAGTTACCTTTTTATTACAAATAATACTAATCGAGTTGCTCAATATATCATCGATATTCGACATCATTTGTTTCTCTTCATTTTCTCGCTGTTCCGAGGTTTCCTTTGTGTCCAGGAGGACATAATAATATAAAATGAAAAATATGATAAATACGCCTATCGTCATAAGACCAATCGCCGGGTTCAGGAAAACTAAATACCCGAGAATAACGATAGTCGTAAGAAAAAATGTAACAACCCAGTATATAAACCTACCGGTAAATGATGTCACCGTATTGGGAATCTTCAATGTATTCACGATATAATTCGAGATGTCTTCGCGTTCATATTTCACCTCGATATTTTTGAAGATGACGTCGATTAACTTGAACCGAATGAATTTCTCCATCAACGGATAGTAAATCTTGTCGTAAAAGTTGCTTATCATATACACGAGCTCAATGAAGATACTTAATCCGGCAATCTTCCAAATAACTGTCATCGAAGTGTTGTATTCTAATTTATCGACGGCATTTGTAAATTTCGAAAATAAGTCAGAGAGGACAATCATCTCAATCGGGTTACATACAAGTGTCGTGATTATCGTGATAAATACCCAGAACTTGTTTTCTTTGAGGAACTCTAAAATGTAATCAATGATAATATTATTATCCATTGTATTGGAATGAGTGAATTCTAATACTACTATTATAATGATATATAATAGTCGTAATAATACCGTGGTTGCGTCCCGTGGCGTCCCGTGGCTTTATCGTCTCTTCGGTGTGTTCACAAGACGAGTGCGACGGCCGGTCTTGGCGTTAATCTTAATCGCCCCGAACTTCCCCTTACGAGCAGTGTAACCATACTTGCGCAGACGGTTCTCCTTCTTAGCAGTAGCGTGCTTCTTTGCACTCACAATACGGCCGTGCTTGTTAAACACGAGTTCGCCCTTAGTAAGACCACCGGGGGTCTTGTAGGCAGTATCGTGCCACACCTGAGCACGAGACCCCTCCAACATAGCATATTTCTTTCCATTGACGTGGTAGAAACCATCATCGTGGCGGTCAAGTCGTTTCACCATTTTACTAAATCCTTCGTTATAAACTATCATTAGAAAAAACTAGAATGAATTCGTCACTGGTGCTCCAAAACCACCAGGAGCTCCCGACCAACGCCCGAAACGATTTATATTATTCACGGCGTATACCTTTTTCACATTCTTGGTTTCGGTCGCCACGCGTATATCTCGGGCATAACGCATCTTCTTCGTGATATTCGTGTTATTCGTGGATGTCGCCATTCCGGCGGTCGGGTTGGACAAGGTCGGGCATTTGAAATACGGAACGCGAATATCATTATTTTGATTATTGATGACGACCGGATTTCCTGACGCGTCATATTGAACAAGCGCGTCGTTTATTCGATAGATGTCGCTACACGTAAGACCCATCCCGTATGTCGTTCTATATCGTGGGGCCGCCATTCTGTCTGTCTAGTAGTAGTAGTAGTGTCGCTAAAGATACATATCTAATCCAAAATAAAATTGAAGATGAGTTAAACCTATTGCTGGAATATACTGTATCTAGACGACGAAATTATGCCGCCTAAAGCTTCTTCTGCCGCTGCTGCCGCTGCTGCTGGAGGCCAAGAGGACCTTACCAAGTATCAGAAAATGACAGACAGAGAACACATTCTCAAAAAACCAGACACTTATATTGGAACGATTGAACGAACAGAGACGATGGAATATGTAATGGACGCTGCTGCTGGTGTTGCCGCCGCCGCTGGTGTTGCCGCTGACGCTGATGTTGCCGCCGCCGCCGCCATCACCACGACCCCGACTCTCACCCGACGCAATATCACGTATATTCCAGGTCTGTATAAACTATTCGATGAAGGGATGGTGAATATGCGCGACCACGTTGTCCGCCAAGCACAAGCTATTGCCGATGGGAAACCCGACGCACTCCCCGTCACCACCCTCGAGGTTGAGATTGACCCGGCAGACGGCACAATCCATATGACAAACGACGGCAACGGAATCGATGTTGCCCAGCACCCAGAACATAAACTCTGGATTCCTGAAATGATTTTCGGCCATCTTCGCACATCCACCAACTACGATGAAAACAAAAAAGAGAAAATTGTGGGCGGGAAGAATGGTTTCGGGTTCAAACTCGTGCTCATCTGGTCAGTCTGGGGTCGCGTAGAGACGGTCGACCACATCCGCGGGTTGAAATACTGCCAAGAGTTCAAGAACAATCTCTCCGTCATCGAGCCACCCATCGTCACCAAATCCAAGGTGAAGCCGTATACCCGCGTATCATTCCGCCCGGATTATACCAGATTCGGCCTTCCCGACAATAATCTCACCGCCGATATGCTCGCACTCTTTATGAAACGCACCTATGATATCGCCGCGGTGACCGACAAGACGGTGAAAGTGAAATACAACGGTTCACTCGTGCCCGTGCGGCATTTCCAGCAGTATGTCGACCTGTATATTGGAGCAAAGGGAGGCGACAACGGCGTGAAACGCATTTATGAAAACCCCGACCCTCGCTGGGAGTATGTCGTCTGCCTCACCACTACCGATGAGTTTGCCCACATCAGTTTCGTGAATGGCATATACACACCGAGAGGAGGCAAGCACGTGGAATACATCACGAATCAAATCGTCCGCAAGTTGGCCGAACTCATCAAGAAAAAGAAGAAGGTCGATGTGAAGCCCAACACCATCAAGGAGCAACTGATGCTATTCTTGCGTTGTGATATCGAGAACCCCTCGTTTTCCAGTCAAACGAAGGACGAGCTCGGCACAGCTGTCGCCAATTTCGGTTCATCGTGTAAAGTCAGCGACGAGTTTATTGAGAAACTCGCAAAGTTAGGTGTGATGGATGCCGCGTGTGCGCTCACCGAAGTCAAAGAGACGAAAGCCGCCAAGAAGACGGACGGCGCGAAAACCCGCACTATCCGCGGTATTCCCAAACTCGTCGACGCAAATTACGCGGGGTCGCCGGACAAATCCTCCCAGTGCACGATTATCCTTTGTGAAGGAGATTCAGCGAAGGCCGGTATTATCAGCGGCTTGAGCAAGGAAGACCGGAATTATATCGGCGTATACCCGATGAAGGGCAAACTGTTCAATGTTCACGGTGAAACGACGAAACGCATCTCGGAGAACCGCGAGATTGCCGAAATCAAGCAAATTCTTGGATTGGAAACCGGAAAGACCTACACCGCCGCTGATGTCGCCACGCGGCTGCGTTATGGAAAGGTGCTCTTTATGACCGACCAGGATTTAGATGGAGCACACATTCAGGGTCTCGGCATCAACCTCTTCCAGACAGAGTGGCCGTCCCTCGCGAAAATCCCCGGTTTCATCGGGTTTATGAATACGCCTATCTTGAAAGCTCGCCGCGGCACACAGGAAGTCCTCTTCTACAATGACGGCGAGTTCGAAGAGTGGAAGAAACAGTTCCCCGACGCTGTCGTCCCCGCGAGCTGGCACACGAAATATTATAAAGGTTTAGGCACGAGCACCGGAAAGGAGTTCAAAGAGTATTTCGAGCACAAGAAGACGGTTGCCTTCGTCCATACCGGGAAAGAAAGCGACGACCACCTTGATATGGCGTTCAATAAGAAACGCGCAGATGACCGTAAGGAGTGGTTGTCCAAATATTCACGCGAGGCGTTCCTGGATACATCCAAGCCGGCAATTCCATATGAAGAGTTCATCGACCGCGGCCTTATCCACTTCTCCATCTACGACAATGAACGCTCTATCCCGAACTTGATGGATGGACTGAAAATCTCGCTGCGTAAAATCCTGTATGCTGCCTTCAAGAAGGGTGGGCTGAAGACGGAAATCAAGGTTGCCCAATTCAGCGGGTATGTTAGCGAGCATTCGGCATACCATCACGGCGAGGCGAGTTTGAATGCCGCGATTGTAGGAATGGCGCAGAACTTCGTGGGCAGTAACAATATCAATCTACTTGAACCCAACGGTCAGTATGGAACACGCTTGAAAGGCGGTTCGGACAGTGCAAGCGAAAGATACATCTTCACGCAACTCAACCGTCTTACGCGTCTCATCTACCGCCAAGAAGACGATGCCGTGCTGACATATATTAACGATGACGGGCAGATGGTCGAACCCGTGTATTATGCTCCGGCAATCCCGATGGTTCTCGTCAATGGGAGCAAGGGAATTGGCACGGGTTTCAGCACGGATGTTATGCCGCATAACCCGCTTCACATCATCGCGTATATTCGAGCACTGCTCAAGGAAGACACGCAGCAGCACCGCCCTGTCATTGAACCGTATTTCAAGGGTTTTAAAGGAACAATCAAGAATATATCAACTGAAACACCGCCAAAATACCTCATCAAGGGCACATACGAAATCATCGCCGACCGTAAGGTCCGTATCACCGAACTCCCGATTGGAACTTGGACGGATGATTATAAGGAGTTTCTGGAGAAGCTGATGGACGCACCAGCGGCCTCGGAAAAGGACAAGGACAAGGAAAAGGGTAAAGGCGACAAGGCCTCCGCGGCCACCTCAGCCACCCCCGTTCTCAAAGAGTATAGTGATATGTCTACTGATTCTGTCGTGGATATCACTGTGACATTCCATCCATCGTATCCGCATACGCCGAAAGAACTCCAAGCCGCGATGATAGACTCGGAAGCGGGAACGAACAAACTGGAAAAACTGCTCGGGTTATTCACGACACAAAGCACGACGAATATGAACCTCTTCGACGCACACGAGAAACTTCGAAAATACGCGAATATCTATGATATCATCGATGATTATTACACGGAGCGTCTCTCGCTATACGCCAAACGAAAGGCGGCGATGCTCGCGCAACTCGCCAATGAATTGCGTCTCCTCACCAATCGTGCCCGATACATTCAGGAAGTCCTCGACGACAAGTTGGAGCTGCGTCGACAGACAAAGGAGGCGATTTTCGCGAAGATGACCGCGCACGGATACGAACACATTGACGGCGACACCGAATTCAAATACCTCTTAAAAATGCCAATGGATAGTGTGACGGATGAGAATGTAAAGCACCTTCTCTCTGAACGCGATGCCAAACGCACACAACATCAGGAACTCCACGACACAACGATTCAAGCATTATGGACCAAGGATTTGGACGAACTCGAGACGGAGTATAATAAGTGGATGGCGGCGAGCACTGTTGCTGCTGCTGCCGTGAGTGTCGGGGCAGGGGGCGGGGGCGCTGCTTCAGCACCAGCAAAGAAAAAGATGGTGGTGAAGAAGGCGTAATTGTCTAGCTATGAATAGGAATAGGAATAGGAATAATAATAATAATAATAATAATAATAAATGACATTTTTTATTATTGTAGCCACAATATAGAGCAAGGCGAACGAGGTGCGAAACGAGGGGGGCGATAGCCCCGTGTTCGAACCCGAACTTAGAACCAAGGCTTCAACTCTAGCGTCTTATGCTTGTAATCCGAGAAATTGGGGTGAGCAATCGGCGTATACATATTGCTCACATCACGCTTATACTGAATATACCCCTCCGCCTCTCCATGCACACGAGGAACACAATATTCAAATACTAACTCATTCAACTCAATAATCTGGTCGCGAATATCGGTGGGAGCATTCGCCGCGTTCTGGAGATAAATTGACCGCATAATGATACGCAAAGTGTCGCAGTCCTGTTCGCCAATAACATACTTACCACGCGACCGCTGGTATACACCGGCGCGAATTCCGTTCTGGATAATCTGCATATTCTCCTTACTGAAGAAAGCGTTCGAGAGAGGCGTGTTTTCCCAGATGCCATTTAATGCATCGCGGTATGTAACACACTGATGAACGGGGTTTTTATCATAAAGAGCGAACTGGTCTTGGATAGGGGGGGTGAGGATGTCGAGACGACCATTTTTAGGTTGGCCGATAAATGTTTCTTCGGGGAAAGTGCGGTATTCGAAGCGGTTCATTGCAGTAATCGGTTAGATATGCGCTAAATAAATAAACAATGGTGTTGTATAATGTATATATTTTATATCACTACTATTTATATAGTAGCAAGATTTCATAATTGAATAGAAATGGATTTTATTTCAAGTGCAAAAAACGCCGGAGCTTCGGCATTTGGAAGTTCGAGCAGCAGCAGCGGAAGTAGCAGCGGTTCGGGTGGATTTAGCAATCTCTCTATTCAGAAGATGGTCTTATTATTAGCAATTATCGCGTTTGTCATATCAGTCGGAACTGTGGCAATTTTACTTTGGAAGTCAAAGAGCACGCAGAAGTGGCCGCCGGAGATTGCTCGTTGCCCGGATAGGATGGACCTATCCGGTAATGAATGCATAGATAATTATGGGTTATTAAAAGATAGTTCTGCCACCCCTGAAAAGATAACAGGACTCAACGAAACTGACCACTGTGATAATTTTATGAAAATAAAAGATAAAGTATACGAAGCAACCGGGCTAAATGGTTCTGATGGCGGTTATGTCCCGTGGGAGGGTATTGTCGACGGCCAGAAATCGCGTGCCGCTTCGTTGAAGTGTTTGGTATAAACATAATACCATAATAAAAACATAATAATAACATAATAACACCATAATAAGTAATGATTTGATTGGTTCTATTATGTTACACTTTACATACGGTAAGCACCGGGAGCAGCACCAGACGCCTGCTTTGCCACTGTTGGAAGAGAGTCGGATGGCGAACCCATACCGAAAGTTCCCGCCTTCATATTGCTAGTGACGCACATCGAGTAAAACAGACGTGACTGGAAATACATCAGGGCGTAGACCAAAATCATCAAAAATGAATAGAACGCACTCATCATCGTGATTTTTCCCCTAAATAACATAACCAAAGTTCCGATAAATCCCAAGCCAGCAACAGCTAAAAAGATGAAATTCACCACAGTGAGCCAGTAGAACAGCAAACAATAATCCTTGTCAAGAGGAGCAAATAAATCCTGGATTGCGTTCATTTTCTGAATATGTTCGTTTATAATATATAAATACAAAAAAGATATTTACATAATACACCACCACCATCAGAATAATACAGATGGACAACTATACTGCGTTTCTTGGACGCGAAACTATTTATAACAATATCCGGGATTTCCTAGCGTCATTTCAAAAAAACAAGTCTGACCTCACTTTCAAGCGCGGAATATATATATACGGCGCACCTGGCTCTGGCAAAACGGAGTTCGTCGTCCGTTTATTAAAAGAGTTAAATTATGATATGGTGAAATATGATGCAGGCGATATTCGAAACAAGTCCATCATCGATTCAATTACGCAGCACAATATTTCGGATAAAAACATTATGTCGATATTCCAGCGTAAAGTTCAGAAAATCGTCGTCGTGATGGACGAGCTCGACGGAATGAATAATGGCGACAAAGGCGGCATCACATCACTTATTAAACTCATTCGTCCTAAAAAGACGAAAAAACAGAAGCAGGAAGAAATCACAATGAACCCAATTATTTGTATCGGGAATTATCACATCGACAAGAAAATCAAGGAGTTAATGAAAGTGTGTTATGTCTATGAATTGAAAACGCCGACTACGGTTCAGATGATGCAAATTATCGACATGAAGCTGCCCGGTATAGACGCCATAATGCGAAAGAATATCGTCGCGTTTGTCCAAGGCAACCTACGCAAACTGAATGCCGTTATGGAGATGAGTAAAAAATCCAATACGATTCTCGCGAATAATATTCTTCACGCGATATTCCAACCAAAGACATACAATGAAGACATCAAGAAAATCACGGAGAAATTAATGAACACCGAATATCCAATTTCAGAACATAACGCTCTAATCAACGAGACTGACCGCACGACAATCGGGCTGCTTTGGCACGAAAATATCATCGACCTGCTCGATAAGATGCCAATCGCTGAGTCTGCCCCCTTTTATAAGGTTGTTCTCGACAATATCTGCCAGGCCGACTACTTTGACCGGATTACATTTCAAAATCAGATTTGGCTTTTCAACGAGTTGTCTTCTCTCATCAAGACGTTTTACAATCACTACATCTACCATAAATCGTTCCCGAAGAAGGCGCGTTTTCACCCAACGGAAGTTCGATTTACGAAGGTCCTTACGAAATATAGCACGGAATACAACAATCAGTTATTCATACAGAATTTATGTATCCAACTTTCGATGGACCAGAACGACCTATTCACATTCTTTATGTCATTGCGTCGCCAGTATTCAGAAGACGAAATTCCGCGGATTTTAGAAATGTATGAAATCACGAAATTGGATGTGAACCGAATTTATCGTTATTTAGACAAATATATTGAAAAAAGCGTTCTACAAAACGCTGACTCCCCAAAACTACTGCATTCCGAGATTTTCGATGATACGATAGAATATGCGTTTGAATAATATCGAAAAGATATTACTAGTATTTAGAACTAATTTTCAATATGGGTGCTTCAATTTCGTTTGACTCGAAGTATAGGTTAATTTTAGATACGGAAGTTGAATGTATTTCTGTAAACCCACCTAAGACAGCGTCGGCGGCGGCGCATACCAAAAAAAGCGCCAAGGGCGGCGGCAAAGGCAGCGGTAGCGACACCGGAAGCAGCAGCGGCAGCGGAAGCGGAAGCGACACTGGGAGCGACACCGGGAGTGGCAGCGACAGCGACAGCGGGAATGACCATCAAGACAAGGTTTACACTGTAAAAATTACATCTGAAATCGCGGGTTATATTCGTAATTATCTTCGCAAAAATGAATTCCTCGATGAGTTTGATTTAATTACCGAAATCGACCTCGACAAGTATGAACACGCCCCTGGTTCTGCTCTCGTCTTCAATTCGGATTCGATTGTTTTTAATACGAATAATCAGGTCATTGAAACGATTGGGGAATGGGAATATCTTCCACCTGAGAATGAGGCGCCGTCGAAGTCATCGAAGTCCTCCTCGTCGTCGAAGAAACGCCGCGGATACAGCGAGAGCGAGAGCGACAGTGACAGTGACGGCGACGATAATAGAAACGCCAAACGCAGTTCGAATCACCAATTTAAGACCAAAGACGATGAATTGCCGGTCAGTGAGATTGAAAGTATTCTTACAGCGAAATTTTCCGAATACAATAAATGCCACGAATTCGTAATCCACGAATCGAAGAATAGTATGTTGTGTTTGAAGATTAACTCGGTTGAAATCGTAAAGGCATAAGGGCCTAAGGGCCTAAGGCCTAAGGCCCGTAATATAATGTATTCATCATCATTCGACGAATAAATTATATCATTTTATACATAAATCGTTTCTGTATCTGGCGTCGTGGTCGCTGTTCCGTGCGCAACGGCGTCGGCGTCGGGGGCGGCGCGTGTCTCGGCCTCGGCCTCGGCTTCGGCTTGTGTTTGTAACGCCGCCTTCACAGCGATATGCTCTCGTTGTAAAGCTTCATATTTCTCGAACATTTCCTGATATTCGTGATTCAAACGCATAATCTCTTTATCTCGAGAGGCAACATCGCTCTGTAAATTCTGAAGTATATCAATGACTTGTTTGTTATTGAGAGCAATCGGCGCTTGTCCTGGTTGCTCTAATACAATATTGCCGCCGCCTGCCGCTGCTGCTGCATTTTCCGCCATTTTCGCGCGGTCTTTCTCTAATTGAAGGGTTTGTGCGATGACATCTGGTTTCATTTCTGGACGCCCAGGTTCATAATTCGCCAATAATCCTTCCAACTCCACCATATAAAACCGACGCAAAGCAGCATTGTCTTTGATAAAATCCATCACCTTTTTCGGCGAATCTCGCACAACATCCGGGTTAGCATTCACAAGTAGCTTGCGCTTATCAAATGTGTTATGCTCGTGCGAGAATACGAGAATCACCTTCATCGGGTCCAATTGGACAAATGGCACGGTATAATCTTTCAAAAACGCACGCTCTTCCGCCAAGCACGCATCATCATTATACCGATGTTGTTTCAGGAGCTTTCGCTTAAAAGCGAATGTGCCGGCAGTCGCGTGATTGGGTCCATACGGTCCAAAACGCTTCATTTGCTTGATATGCTTAAAATAGATGTAAATCTCACTCGACCCAGCACACAACGCCTCAGGATGTGACATCAACATTTCGACCGCGTGAGAGACGCGTTTGGGTGGATAATAATCATCATCATCCATATAGACCAATATCTCTCCGCGCGATTTTTCGTGAAGAAGGTTGCGTTTACGACCAAGCGTCATTTTCGTGTCATATTTAAAATACTTAACGCGCGGGTGGGAGGCAACCAAGTCTTCGACGGGGTCGGTTCCATCATCGATAATAATCCATTCCATGCGGTCTTGTGGGTAATCTTGTTCATTGAAACAAGTAATCATCGCGTGGATAAAGGGGCGACGGTTAAATGTGGGGGTGCACACACTGACGAACGGATATCTCTTGAAATACTCGGGGGTTGATTTCTCGACGCCGCCACCGACGCCGCTGCCACCGACCTTCTTATTTTTTCCGCTCATATCGTATAATCCAGTATGATAATTATTATACGATATTGTTTATGTTGTTTCTATGCTGTCCAGCTTTTAATCGCGTTAAAGAATTCCATAATTCCAGACCAATAATGCATCAAATACAGCACCAGTAACATTAAAATCACAATCGCGGCAACATTGATGTCCAGATACTCGAACGCGTAAAACATTAGTATCAAATTAAAGAAAAAGAAGATGATGGGGATATAACGAGCAAATAATTCGCGGTATTGACCCCAGTGAAGCAGTGGATATATAAAAAATGTGCCAAGAAACTGTATCATCCTCACGATATATGAAATAATGGGCAGAATACCAAGCGTAAACCCGGTGATAAGAGACCATAATATTCCACCAATATATTCTTTACGATTGTCAGTCTCATTTATCACCATACCAATAACAGTTGTGAAGAATGGACCACCCAGTAACATAAATGCCATGAAAATGGCAAAGACGAACGGCATTAGAAGAATAAGAAGCGGAGAGACGACATCATACAATTCAACTGGAATAGCATTTGAAAGCCGTGTTAATTGCTCGAACATATATGCGAACATCGCGCGGTCGCTCGAAAACGAGAATATGAAAGCATTATTAATCCATTGCTTAAAACGCGCTTTAATAAAATCCCAGTGTAGTAAGTTCACTTGTGTCGCTCCTTCTTCCACACTCTCTTTCACCATATCGATGTCCTCCTTCGTAAGGCAGAACCATTTAAATACCATTGTATCTAGAATAATTGCCGCTTTCAAGTATAATTTTTTCGCTGTGTCTAGTTTGGGGTCATCGGCGATACCGCCGAACTTATCACCGCAATCTGCTTCGCAGCTAGTATATTCATTCGTATAACAATACGGCCATTCGTGTCGGTCAGTTGGAAATAACTTGTTCAGGTTCAGGTCATTATTTTTAATACTTTCCGGAACTGAAAAGAATAGAATATTCACGCATACGACGGAAACAATGACCGTCTCGATAAAGAGGGTTAATACGCTGAGACCGAATTCTTTGAGCGCGGCAATATCAAATATCGTATTTGGCTTCACCTTAACTCTCTTTGGTTTATCGTCCTTGGCTTCGCCCTCGCCGTCGCCTTCGTCGTCACCTCCACCAAACATCCCGCCAACTTTACTAAAGGTTCCTTCTTCTTCGTCGCCTTCATCGTCGTCGTCGTCACCCCCAAACATCCCGCCGATTTTACTAAAGGTTCCTTCTTCTTCTTCTTCCTCTTCACCACCGTCTTGAATATCTTCTTCATCGTCAGCCATTATTGCGTAACTAAGTTATATATACAATAGATTATTATCGGTTGTGTTTCACGACGAGCATCGTCCGCCTCTGTTCGGCATTCGGCTCGGCATTCGGCTCGGTGATTACCGAGCATCGTCCGCCTATCGGCATTCGGCTCGGTGATTACCGAGCATACATCAGCCCACAATTTCCCGATATAAATGTCAGCACATTATACCGCTCCTCTAGTATATGAAGGTCGTAGTTATACAAGTAGATATTCACATTCGGTTTGTTCATTCCGATAATCTCTCGAGTATTCGGATTACAAATCACCTTCACTTCGGCCGCCGAATCCAACGGAGGGTATATCGTATTCATCTCCAGTTCGATTTGGTTAAACTTGCTCATATTGATAGCACCGCTCGGCTGTAATTCAAACGGGTCCGAATTCAAGCAGAAATTATAGCAATAAATCCCGGGTTTCGCACTCCCCCTTGTCCGCGTATATTTCTCAACATAATTATACACTCCTGCGTCGAGCAGGTTCTCTCGATACTTCCCGTTGAGTGAAATCCCCAGCATCTGTAATATGTCGCGTTCATTTTCCGACTGAAAATCACCAGTGATATGAAGCCCGGTCAACCGTTTATCACCTGGATTAATGCCCGGTCCAATACCGTTCTTCGGTCCATTTTTATCAAAGAAGTAGCGGTCGTTTGGAAAATCGGTTGGTCCGCTAAGGTCGGATACCCGTTCGATGCTTTCATTAAATCCGGTTGGCTTCCAATCATCGTCTATTGGCGCGGGTATAATATCATAGGGTAGATAGTTATACGGCCAATTCGTATAATTGCTCCACTCGTTCCGTAAATTCACATCACTTCGTTGGAAGAACAATGTCCACGACGCCACCATCCCCATCGAATTCTCTATCTTGATTTTCTTATTTCCAGTGACATCATTGAACACCCAATCATAATACGACTTAATCAGGTATTTTTGTTGGTTCGCGGCGAATATCTTCGACTCCTCATCGGAGAGAAAACAGTATGTCGCCATTAAATGGACATCCGCATTCCAGTCTGTGCGAATGCTCGGATAGGAGTCAAGTGTTAAATCGATACTCGGCGGCGGGTATAAAAATCGCCACATCTGATGAAGCGGATTCGTGAAATCCGGTTGAACGACTGGCCAATAATTCGCGGCATCACCTACATCTCGTATCGTGAATAGCTCTTTCACCGGCCGAAGTGTAACGTCAATCTGGAGTTGGTTATATTGGAGACATACAAGCGGAAACGCCATCTTCGACGAAAGTGTGAACCACGCATTAATCGGTATATATATCTTGCGTCCACGTATTGACGGCTCTGCTCCGGCGATATTACCCGTGCGATAGGCATTCGGATACTGGTTCAACCGTGCTCCAGAACAGCCAGGATTATATAATTCCGGAACGTGACCCGTCATCTGGTTATACAATTCGCGTTTTGTGGCATCGAGGTCACGCTCCATAATCGCCATCAAATTATTACCAGTGAAACGCTGAAGGGTCATTCCGCCGACTGAAATCACGATTTCTTTTATCATTTGTGTGCCCAAATTTTCAATCCACCGAAACTCATATGGCGCCCACATATCGCCTTTATTTGCTGGCGGATGAATTGGGCTCCATATCGACGGAAGTGTCACGCAGATATAGGTGTCCATCAGTAGTTCAGCATATCTCGGAATATAGAATGTGAATTTGGACTCTTCGGTCATACGCAACTTCTTCTGACCATCGAAATCAACTCTAAACTTTTGAAGACCGAAATTCGTATATTTAAGGTAGGTGCTTTTAAAAAACGACTTTTTGGGATTACCGTTAAGAATAACATTTTGATTGCCTGTAGCAACCAAATTTAATAAACCGCCGGTCATTTAGTATGTTATTTGTATATAACTTTATATAAAAATCTATTATTATATACAACAACAATGAAAGAAAACCAGGTAGAATTTTTATTTATAGGTATTATTATTATTGTATTCGCTTTATGGAAAATAACACAGAATATTAAAACACGATGTTATGAGTCGGCGGCGGCTGCAAGGGCGGTCTCTGCCGCCACGGTCTCTCAAGATACGACCATTTTAATGAAAGCAAAGGAATTATTGAAAAATAGCGGTATCAAAGACCCATTTTCGATGAACGGCATATTAACTACCGAGAATTTTACACCCGACACGAGTGAAAATGATATGACGATACATCAGCGTAGAAAGGCGGCAACTGTGCTAGACCGGTTTGAAACAAATGCACCGCCGCCTACCGCGCCCGGAGCAGCAGCACCGCCTACTGCACCCGGAGCAGCAGCACCGCCTACCGCGCCAGGAGCAGCAGCACCGCCTACTGCACCCGGAGCAGCAGCACCGCCTACCGCGCCCGGAGCAGCAGCACCGCCTACCGCGCCCGGAGCAGCAGCACCGCCGCCTCCCGCCGTCAAAGAAGGCCTGGAAAACGCCGACGAACAAAGCAAGGAAATTATTGAACGGAATATCACATCGATAAACCCGGAGGACAGTCAGAGTAAATTCAAGTTGCGTGATTATTACATCAAGGCGGCATATAATGCATTTAATCCATACAAATTCAAGAATTCGACAGTGAGTATGGACGCATTGTTGTATGTGATTGCTCGCGGTTGCCGTTTCATCGACTTCGAGGTGTTTTCCGTAGACAACGAGCCGGTTATCGCTTCATCATCCGTGAACTCATTCAATTACAAAGAAACATTCAATCACATCCCCGTCATCGAAGCGTTCGAAGTCTTGGGTAGTTATGTGTTTTCGGGAGCAAAATGTCCCAATCCAAGCGACCCCTTCATCATTCATATGCGGATTATGTCGCGTAATATAACGATGTATGACAAACTTGCGAATGTCATCGCGCAAAGTAAAACTGTAGCACGTAATTTATTAGGACCGAAGTATGGCCGCGAATATCAATCCAAAGATTTAGGCAATGAAGATTTACTGGATTTCAAAGGCAAGATTATATTAATGGTGGATGGAACGAACCCAGTGTATCGAGAGACGAAACTGTTTGAACTAATCAATATGAGTTCGAATTCGCTCTTTCTCTCGAAGTATACATATTTCGGCGTAAAGAATATCGGCGACCCGCAAGCGTTCAAGGACGCGAATAAGAAGAATATGTGCTTGGTTGTTCCGGATAAGAGCGGTCGGCCAATCAACGAAGGACACAATGGGCCTTATACTTGGGGGTGCCAGATTGCCACAATGTGTTTTCAGGAAGAAGCGCGTGATGAGAAGTTGAAAGCGTATGAAGATAAATTTGCGTCAGTTGGGTATGCTTTTATTTTAAAACCGGAGGATTTGCGTTATGTCCCGATTACGATTGCTCCACCAGCGCCTCCCGACCCGAAGTCGTCGATGGAGGCACGGCCGACAGAAGCAGCGGGAGGTGTCAAGATTTCCCTGTAATTTGCGTCGCTCGTTTCGCAACACCCGGAGGGTGCCGCTCCACTCGCTCCGCAAATTACTCAATAATTATCGCGTTCCATCCTTACGGGGGGTGGGGGTGCCGCTCCACGAATTACTCAATAATTATCGCGTTCCATTCTTGTGTGGGGGTGCCGCTCCACGAATTACTCAATAATTATCG